CACGCCCCGCTGGTGGGCCTCGCTACGCTCGACCCACCCTACGCATAATTGATCAATTAAGCGCCACGAACGGCGAAACTTGCGTGGAACCATCCTGAAGGGTAATGGGCTTCTCAATCCACGGCTGCCCATCGACGCGCTCGACGACGCGCCACGTCATCTGATTCTTGAGGAAATTCACGTGCTCGGACGCGGCGATCTCGATTTGCTGGCGATCGCCGACGACGTACAGTGACGGATCGAGGAGCATCAAATCGCCCTTGGTGCCCAGGGCCGGCAGCTTCTCGCTGGGGAAAGCCGGCCGACCCAAAAGCGACCACACCGGCGTTCTCGTCGCACCCTGATCGATGCTGATGAAGATGGCCCGGCTGGCCCCGTCCTTGAGCTGCAACAGCTGCGGCACCACGCTGGGCGAAAACACCCAGATGGCCGTGCTCCACGACGACGGCAGCAGCTTCGCCCACATCGTCGCCACGTCGTTGAAGGTCACTTGATTGGAGAAATCGCGCGTCTTGGTCAGCGTGGACCCGGCCGTGAGCATGCCCTGCGGCTTGCCGGCGCCATTGCCCTGCAAGAAGGCGTATTCCTCGAACCAGGCGATCGATTTGCCGAACAGCGTCATCAGGAACTTTTCCAAACCGACGACACTATCTTGCAAGAGCACGTTGGAGCTGACGCAGTATCCGCTCAACTCCCAGGCTTTCAATTCCATTTGTTTAAACTGCGGCTCCGTCTCGGTGCGCGTCTGCGACTCGGCAGTCCAGTACATTTGCAGACCGCCGAAGAACGGCGACACGCCGGCGCTCTGGACCGTGGTGATGTCGAGAAACGGGATCTGCAAATTCGCACCGGCCATCGGAATGACGAAGGCGCGCGGACGAATGAACGCCAGCTCGGCCACGATGGACATGAGCTGCTCGAAGAACTCCGGTGGCACCGTATAGCCGCCCGTGACGCCGGACGACTCGGCCAGCGCCGCCTTGGTCTGCCAGGCGACAAAACTACTACCGTAGTGTTTCTCCAGATAGCGAGCGTCATTGCGGGCACAGGCCAGCAGCCAATCGCCAAAACATTTGCGCGGATCGCCGTTGCCGCCGGCACCGAAGATCGCGGGCACGGCATGTTTGCGCGCCAGGCTCTGGGCCTGGCTAAACTGTTTCAGCGTTTCGGTGACGATGGTATCCAGGCCGCGCGTGAAGCCGGACAGGGCGCTCTCCATCGCCCTGGTCACGAGCGGGCCGATCGGATCATCGCTGACGGCCTTGGCGACGCCGGAGGCGATGAGCTGCCGTGCCTCTGGCTCGGCAACGTGGATGTGTTCCCCGGCTTTCTTGCCGAGGAAATCGTTCAGCAATTCGATGAACATGGGATTGCTCTCAAGGGTTCACGGATGGAGTGACAACGCACGCGATCATCCGTCCATCTCAGGTAGGACCGGCGGAACGCTTGGAGGAAGTCTCAAATTGAACCGCCAAGACGCCAAGGACGCCAAGAAAAGAACAAGAGAAAAGAAAATAGAAAAATCAGTAGGTCTGCCCTGGTGATCCTCGGTTTTTTTCTGATTTCTCTCTTTCTTCTCTTGGCTTCCTTGGCGTCTTGGCGGTTCATTTCTTTTGACATTCCTGACGTCGTTCTCGGCCGGCTTTGCCGGACGGCTTCGATGAGGCAACAAATGTATACTACACTCGACCGAGTGATTTATTCCAGGTCTCTTTTATCGTTTTTTCGGCCAACGCTTCAAAATCGATGGCCACGATCCGATCGAGGACGGCCTTGTGGATTTCTTCCAACGATGTGAAGGGAATGATGCGCTGGTGCGCGCCGCCATCACCGTCGCCGAAAACTTGTTTGTTCAGCCCCAGCGCTTGCAACACGTCGTCGCTGATGGCGAGGCTGCCCTTGGAAACACTTTCGACCAGGGCGTCCTGGTTGGCCGGCAGGAACACGCAGGCGTATTCCAGGAGCAGCCATTCGTCGATGACCAGGCCGACGGTGTCGCCCCAGCCATTTTTGTGTACTTCCTTGCTATCGGGCACGTGTACCTTGGTCGGCAAAAAGCCGATCGATTTGCCTTGCAACAAGCCGGCCTGAATGAGGGCAAATACCTGATCCGGCGGCCAGGCGTCCTGTTCGGGCCACGACTCTGGCCGGGCGGGATATACCGTCTTGGCCTTGATGCCGACGCGCTGGCCGTCGCGGACGCGCTTGCGCCACAGCGATTTGCCGACCGGAGGCAAGTAATAGGCATGGCCGAGCGTGACGATGGGATTGGCCGCAAACTGCGCATCGTTCATGCCCCTGGCGAGGACGACTTCACGGGTGCGATCGGGGCTTTCGCTGCTGATCCAGCTGACATCGCTGCGTTCGCCCGGATTGATCTCGGTCGGCGCCTTGGTGGTGACGAGATGGCGATACTCGTATTCCGGCGTATGTGGCAGCGATTTCAGCAAGCCATCAAGCGTCTGGGCGGCGCGATCGGACATGGGAAAACCGAGCGGCCCCTCGGCAGGGCCGTAGTGTGTCGTCAGAATATCGGGCATGGTTCATCTCCTCGGCGAACGGCCGGCGTGAGCCGGCTGGTGGATCTCCTACCAGCCGGCTTACGCCGGCCGTTCGCCTAATCGGCTTTGGGTGATCGATTGCGACCGCTATCCGGCAACTCGGATTGCCGCGGCATGTCGGTGCGTTCCCACTGGAGCGGCAGCCACGGCACATCGCCCCACGAGACGGGCGGCAGGCCGCGCTCACTGCGAATCTCATTGATCGACACGACGCCGTATTTCAAATCGGCGATCTGTTGCTGCACCAACAAGTTCTGATCGACCGGCACCGGATCTTCGCTGGCCAGAAACAATCGGCGCGTCGGATCGAAGAGCGGCACCAGCTGGGCGTTGAGCTTTTCATCGCGGCGTTCCAGGCGCGGCGAGATGGCCAGACTCATGTGCTGGCTCTGCGATGCCTGCAAATTCGCCAGGTTCGTCTCCGTCGTCAGAAAGGCAATGGGGACATGGAACGCGTTACAAATATCCTCTTTCGTCGCTTTCATGTCGGCGAGTGCGGCGAGATCGCCCATCGATTGATTGAGCAGCGACACTCTCAACGATGATTCCGCCACGACTACTTTGCCGGTGCCGCCGCGGCGAAAGCGACTATTCCACTGGGTCTCCAGACGATCGCGCTCCTCTTCGCCCATGACTTCATCTGGCGAGATGATAGCGTCGGGGATGGCGTGGTTCTCGAATTTCGCTTTCTTGAACGCGGCATAATCGCTGGTGAGAGCGACCTGCTCGAAGCAAGCCCGCAATGGCGACAGACCGCTTGTGTACGGATCGCGCGGATCGGGATAGGCGAAGTGAATGATCTGCTCCGGGTCGAAGCGTTCCTCGCTGCGGCCATTGCGGTAGAGATAATAATCGACGAGATTGTTGCTGCTCGGCTCGCGGCGCGGCGTCATGTTTTGCGATGGCAGAATCCACACGGACCGCGGCACACCCAACACGAGGTCTAGGTCGAGATACCAATACGCACTGCCGTGGACCTCCTGATAGAGCGTGGTCAGCTCCCAGAGATCGAACTGGTTATGCACAGGATTTGCGTGCTGGATCAGTGTCAGCAATGGATGCTCGGTGACTTCCTCGATACGGGCGGCGCTTTTGATGCGTGTGGAGAGGTGCGGCAGCGATCGCAGGCGGCGCTCGGCCCACGGCGCTAGGGCTTTCGTCGCGCACTTCGGCTGCGGCTGATGGTGTTCGGTGATGACGTACAGGCGCGGGGGATAATTCGCACAGGTGGCAGCGTTGATGCTGGCGCAGGTCCAGGCGGTATTCTTCAATTCCGCGAGGAGTTCATTGGGCGTGGGTTGCCGCGTGCGCCGGAAGCTATCGACGTAGCTGGTGCCGGTCCACTGCGTCCCGGCCAGCACGTAGGGCATGCTCTTGGGCCGCACCCATTGTGCCAGCCGCATCAGCGATTTGGCGAGGAGAGATCGCATCAGGATAGCCTCGTCCACAGGTATTCGGAATCGATGTTCTTGTCCGAGCCGCGATTGTCCGGAAGCGGTTTGGCCTTCCGCAACCGAGCGATGAAGTGCGCGTCCAGGCGCGAGATGAGATAGCGCAAAGCACCCAGGGCGTGATTGTGTTCATCGACTGGATTCTCGCCGCGGAGGGCGCGCTCGGCAGCCGTGGGATAGCGATACAGCCGCGCTTCGTTCAGCAATTTGGGGCAGGCATCGCGCCGCACCTTGAGTCGGCCAGTGCGCAGCCGTGCCGTCACAGCGGCAATGCCGGGGCGAATGTCGTTGTCACCGCGCCGCACTACCAGGCCGCTCGCTCGCAATTCCTCGATCTCGGTGCGACCGGAGGGATCGGCATACCACGTTACTTCGCCGAGTTTCTTCAAGGCGGCGGCGTGCTCATGCAATGGCGTTTCGGACAGATATCGCTCTCCGGCAATCCACAACACATCATCGCGGTCGAGGACGCCCCACACCGCCGCGAATGGATTGCGCCAGCCGAAATCGATGCCGCCGACCAATCGTCCACTGACTTTGGGCCAATCGTCCACAAGAGCTTGCTCGAAATCGGGATAAACCAGACCTTCGAGAGCGGTAAATAAACACTCGTATTCTTGTTGCACCCACGACAGGCCCATCGCGCGGGTTTCCTCGGCGATGAATTGCGGCGAGATGCGCGAGAAATCGCGCCAGGTGATGCGGATTTTCCGCCACGGTCCGTCGCTTTCCCACTCCTGCCAGAACCAGCCGCGCTGGCCGAACGGCGTGCTCAGGGCGATGAGCCGGCCCTGCGACACCGCCAGCATGGGCCGCACGCTACGATACAGGTCATCGGGAATGCGTGCGGCCTCATCGAGCACCAGCAGATTGACACCGCCGAACGAACGAATGGTGCCCTCGCGTCCGGGCAAACAGAGGACACGCGAGCCGTTGGCCAATTCCAGCCGCAGCTGCGTCTGTTGCCGCGCCGGCAGCGGTCGGCCCAGCGCCTTGTAGGCGTCGATCACTTTGCGGAAAATCTCCGTGCTCTGCCGTTGCGACGGCGACAACAGAAGCACAAGCGCTCCCGCCGTGAACAGCGCCGTGTGCAGGGCCAGGGCGCTGACGACGGTGGATTTGCCGCTCTGCCGGCTGCAATTGAGCAGAATTTGCCGATCGTTGGACAACAGAAGCACTCGCTGCCAGGGGTCGGGAGGAATGCCGCGGGCCTCGAGAATACGGGAAGGATCGAGAGCCAGAGCCAGAAGCTGTTGCGGGTTCACAACTCCGATACTACCCTGGCAAGGGGCGTTGTTAAGAGAGCAGTTTTTGGGAATTTTTCGAGATTATCGTAAGGTGCAGCATGACAGAGCAGGAATGGTTAACTTGCACGGACCCAACTGCTATGTTGAACTTCCTGAGCGGCCGCGCGAGCGATCGTAAGCTCAGACTGTTCTCTGTAGCCTGCTGCCGCCGCATATGGGACTTCATTACCGACGTACAATGCCGAGCCGTGGTGGAAATCACGGAACGATCTGCGGACGCGCCAATCGACCCCCAAGAGATCCTGGCGCTCGATTTCGACGGAATTACCGACGACTGTGGTGGTCCGGGCGAACCGTACAGAATGGCGTTTATGGTAGCCGGACATGTAGGCTACAGCTTTATCGGACTCGTGCACGGTTCCCCCTATCGCACCAACGATCTGCAAGACGCTGTATCTACTTCCAGGGGAGCGGCCCACACAAAAGCACTATCGTTGGTCCCGTCAGATGAGGAGGGAAGCTTGCCATTGTTTCAACAATGCATGGCGGATGAACAAGCAGTGCAATGCGACATACTGCGTGACATCTTCGGTAATCCCTTCCGTCCTAAGTTTGCGATCGATTCCTCCCGGCTATCCTGGAATGACGGCATCGTCCCGAAATTGGCCCAGGCGATCTACGACGACCGCGCCTTCGATCGCTTGCCGATCCTGGCCGACGCGCTCGAAGAAGCCGGCTGCACCAACGCCGACATTCTGAATCATTGCCGACAGCCCGGCGAGCATGTGCGCGGCTGCTGGGTCGTCGATTTGCTGCTCAGGGCCGTCCAGTTTTGATCTGGCGAAGCCTTGGGTGGTTTGGGTATCTGTCTCTCGCTGTCGCCCGCCTCCGGAGACTGGCATGGATACCTCCCGCACCTCCCTGCAGGAACTCTTTGCAGCCCT